GAAGATGTCCCGACAAAGCGGGACATCATTTTCATTCTCCCTTACGTCGTTTCCGGACATAAGAGACTATGCATAAAACCAACGGAATGGCCTCCAATACGGTTGCAAAAATAAGAAATGGGAAGAATTTTATGCAAACCTTCTGGTAAAAAGATAGTTTTTTTTCGACCTCGACTATCTTAGGCTCTGTAACGACGGTCTTTATCACTGTCCGTGGCACCTCGACGAAGATTGGATTCTGCGGGAAAATGAAAAGGGAATGACATAGCAGACCATTGCTCCAGCGTGCCCACGATGCGCCATAAGCGTTTCGCAAGTATGACACTGTGTCGCTGGTAGCGATGCTGTCACGATAAGGCACAAGCTGAGTCTGTACCAATGTATCTACGGTGTTGATGGTCTCGACAACCGTCTTCTCCACCGGTACATATCGCGTCTGTCTGCATGAGAGCAACACAAACATCAACATGATAAGCAATAAGATGTGTAATACCTTCTTCATAGTCGTAATCAATTTATTTTAGTCTGTCTCTGTCCATCTCTGAGCATCCCACTCGCGTCGAATCACAAGTCCGGGCATAACTTCCCCGCCGCACTTGTTCCAACGACGGAACTGACGTTGAATCTCTGCAACAGATGCCTTGCTGCGAATGCGTTTGAGCAGCGTTGATGTCCGGAGCTGTCCGATGCCGATATTAAAATTAAGATCAACCAATGCATCAAACTGACCCTGCGTAAGATTGGGGAGCCCCAGCCGACTTACTTGAGATTCTGAATCGGATAGGTCATCGCGGAGCAATGCTTCAGCTTGTTCCTCAGTTATCGTATCTGTTATCTTCACTCCGGATGTATGGCCGTAACCGATAGTCAGCTTCCCCTTCTTATCACGGTAAGCCTTCAGGTAAAGTCCTTCACGCTCCTTCAGGAACGCAATCATCTTATCACTCACTCTCATTTTGATTCCTCCCCGACTGTTTTATCGTTATTATCTTCCTTACCGCCAAGATAAGTGGCGAGGTATGGTATCTTTTTCACAAATTCAACGCTGACAACATAATAGAGGAAACTGATTACACGACGTCCCAGTGTTCCTGAAGGGAGGAGTGACTTTACGTTACGAAGGATATTGACGCTGTAGAAATAGATGACTGAATATGTAACAAACGAGACGCATTGCAAAGCCCCATCAGGGTTACCCTTGTGCTCTCCGACCCAGTAGATACAGCACACAAGGAGAAAGAATACAGCAGCTTCAGTAATGCACCTAAATGCCTTTTTAAGTTTGAAACTCTGTCTCTCAACAATCAAGGCCGCAAGTAGCCCACAAAGGAAATTGATTGTGAAGATAGCAAACAATGTCTGGAACTCTCCGTCGAGTGGACGAAGGTAAGCCAGAATGCCCGAAATAATGCCGACAATTAAAGATTTTACCTGTTCCATATAGTTAAATTATTGTTTCGTTTTAATTGCACTGCAAATAAACAATCGGAGTAGGAGAGGGTAGGGACATGGGTTGCAGAGAGAGAACATGGACCAGAATAGAGTGGGGCATTCCGTCAGATGTTCCGTCACTTATCAGTATTTAATCTTGGTGAATATGCCGACTGTGTGGGCTAGAAATAGGGATTGGATACGGTAGGGAGGAGGGATGTGGCGGAACATTCCGTCAAATGTTCCGTCACTTTATGGAAGTAGGCAGCGCACAAGTTCTGCATGATGCTTCAGACAATCACCTAGAATGGCTGTCCGGAGAATGCGGCTTTCGGAATCTGACTATTACTTTGAATGGCTGCCCGAAAAACCGTTTAATGTTCTCCTCAAACATATTGGATTCCGTAGAAGTCGCTTACAGCTTCAGATAATCACCTCGAATGGCTGTCCAGAGAATGCGGCTTTCAGAATCTGACTTTTACTTTGAATGGCTGTCCGGAGAATGTTGTTTGCAGAGATGATCCAGGAATACACCGGCCTTCTTCAACGCTGCGCCGAGCTCCGATGCCTCGCACTCATCATCAACTGTAACCGTAAACCGTGGATACTTATGGCGGATAATAGATTCCGAGTTATAATCTTCGGAATGCCGAATCTCATAAACAGGCGTGGGGAATACCAACGTGTAATGACAGTCAAAGAGGAATTGTCCCATCTCGCGGAGGATCCTGGCAACATAGTTCGCCAAACTCATCCCCACGCTTTGCGCTTTCCTCGCCACCAATGCTTCATCAATCACCGATGACTTCTGGCTCTCATTCAGTTCTCGCTCCTTAAATTTGAGCACCACCAGATTCTCCGTATCAGTCAGCACCCACCAACCGTCCATCTCATTACTCCTCTCCAACAAAAATCGTTTTTCCATCTCAAAAACAGTTTTACGTGTGTCTCACGTTTGATAAAAGTGAATTATTTTCATTTGATTGGTGCAAAACTAAAGATATTCTGCTAAAAATAAAACGTATATCAACATTTTATGTACTATCTTTGTATTGAACATATTGAACAAAGATGTTCTCATTATACTAAGATATGATTTAATGTACCCAAAGCAGCGGTCTGCGAAGATAGCTGCCTCTAATTTAAAACCAAAAGGATATGGATATTTATGATAATGATTATTGGACGCAAGTTGGGGCACCGTTGACGACGGAAGCGGTTGGCGAGTATTCCCCTCGTGACCCGAGAGGGCAAAGGCTAGCTTTGTATGAGCAGCACGATTGTTATTGTGACTCTTGGCAAGATAGCGGAGATTACGCAACATCTAACCTAGGGATAGAAGATAACTACCCTAATTCATTGGGTAGTATGCTATTAATGTAGACAAATCTGAATCATATATTAATGTTCATCGGCAGCGGTCAGAGATGATAGCTGCCGTTTCTCATTATTCCGACGTAGCAGTAAGCGTAATTGCGGAACCATTTACACCGAGAGTGTACCAAATACCTTTAATCTTCAGCTTCAGCACGTCATCGCTGACCTTGACGCCAGCATTACCGCTAATAAACTCGGTCTTCTGTACACCGCCTTCATGTATTGTCTGAAAATGCTGATTCTGTGAGATACCGAGTGCCAATCCGTTACCGAAATACATCGCCTTGTAGCTCTGATAATCGTAAGAGATTGTGAGCGGATAAACCGAACATTTTACCTCTATATCCTGTATGTTTCGCTCAACCATGACTGTAACCTGAATCTTTGAGTAAATCGCCATGTAGTATGTACCAGCGTTAAGAGTGATGGAGACGCCGGGGAAAACAGCTTTGTAATCATATTCCGTGCCATCCTCCTCTGATGTTGAAAAAGGCGTATAACTCGCATCGTAAGTCGTTGACCACGCCACATTCCCTGTTGTTTTATTAATAACTTGGACTGTCATGGTGTTGGCAATAATGGCAGCAGTTGAATCGGAAGTGTATGTAGATGCCATAATAGAGTTCGTCGGCTTTATCGTTACCATTGCCATCTGCCCTACTGAAAATTCCTTCGACTGATAATAACTCATCATGTCAACAGCATTACTGCTGTTATTCTGTCTGTTGCCATAAACAACTTTGTTGGCGTAAGACGTTCCCGAAACAGATACAGAATTAGTAACAATACTTACGCCACCTGTGAGAGCCAATGTCGTATTGGAAGGATTAGTACCACTCTTAAACAAATCATCCGACGACTTTTCATCACCTGTAAACCTAGCGGTATCTGTATAGGTCTTATAACCATCATCATCCTCGGCTATTTTCTGAATCACCATACCTTCTTGGTCGGAAGACAGCACAACCCTAGTCTCACCGTTCTCCATCGTAATGTCACCATTCTTAATGGTCGCCCCCTCTAACGTTGCCGCTTTGGCAGTAATCTCGCCTGTCTCGGAGTCAAGTGTAAGCATGGAGGCACCATCGCTGTCCGAAGCCTGTGACTTCATTACGCCAACAATACTGCCGTTAACCTTCTTGTCCGTACCGTCAGTGTTCTTCTTCCTAGAGAAGGAGAATCCACCGATGTTACCACCGTCGATAATAGCGGTGCTGGCAGAGATGAACTGAAAATCGTTCGACACGAGCCAATATCCATCCGTAGCACCGTCGGCAAGAGAAACAGGCGGAGTGTGCCCGGCAGGGACGCTCTTACCCTGCTGATACACACAGAAAAACTTACTCATGTAAGTCACGAATTGGCGTTTCACGGCAGTATAGACGTAAACAATAGAGCTGTCGTATTCACCGCAAAACTCGTTGATGATACCATCCTTTCCTGTTGCACCGTCGACACCATCCTTTCCATCCTTACCGTAAGACTTGCGCCTTACCGATAAATGTCCTTGTGCCGTCGTCATACGCCCTCCATCTCAATTACTGCCTTCGCAATCTCCTTGGCGTGCTTGCGGTAGGTCTGGAATGTCTGATACTCCTCGATGTACTCCTTGTCCTTGTCAGAAGGCTCGTCATTGCTGACAGCCTCCGTGTAGTTGGCTATCAGAGCCTGAACGTCGTCGGCAGAGTACTTGTCGTTAATGATAGCCGAAACGATGATAGAATAATCAGTTGCACCCTTCATGTGAATCGTCTCGAACTGATAATAGTTGTCGCCCAAGTCCTGCATCTCGTCGGCTCCTTCCTTTTTCTCTACCTTCTTGAAGTCGAACGAGAGCATGAGATATGCGCCCTCTCTGTAAGCTGAAATACCACTTTCGGGTATTGTGTCAAAGTTTCCGAATGCTTTCATTTCTGTAACCTCCTATGTTAAAGTTTAATATCCTTGCCATTCATGTAATCGGGAATCTTGATGTCGTAGTCATACTCCGATGGTTCAAAACCGACTAAGACGTTGATACCCCTATCTATCCACAGGTGCGCTGACAGCCGTCTTTCAACGTCGCTTCTTCTTCTTGTGTGGATGGGTGAAGCGAAAAACTCCTCCTGCCCTAAATACGTAATCTTCTCCATACTATCCAAGTTTATTTTTCCTTCTTTGGTATCGCTCTTTTGCGCGGAGGTTCGTACACGCCTTGCAATAGTAAGCAACACCGTGATTCTTTATGTAATAGAACTCGCTTAATGGCTTAATAATGCCACAACCCTTGCAGAGCTTCTCTGTCTTGCGGAGAATGATGGGTTTGATATGATACTCATTCCAATCATTCAACGCCTTCTGATAAGCCTCTGATGCCTCCTCTTCCGTCGGGAAAGTATTGCCGAGTCTGAAACGTTCATTCTCAATCTGTATCTCGGCTCCGTACTTCCCGATATGCTTGAAGTAGCGCACGCCCACGGCATACCTACTCTTCTTTGCCCTCGAAGTATTCTCCCTTGTTGGGATTCTGCGAAGGTTGGATAGGTGATTGTTCAACTTATTACCGTCGATATGGTCGATTACCAAATAATCACCTTTTTCGGTATCGGTAGGATTGAAACTGCGGTAAACAAGCTGATGAACCTTGAAGTTCTTGCATTTGCCTTTTACGCTCAAATGAACTTTCAAATATCCATCCTTGTCAACTCTGGGCTTCAACTCCTTCCCCGAGCGCACGCTGATTACCCTGCCATCATCGGTTACCTTGTAGTAACCCTCGTACCCAATAACATCTACTGTATTCATACCCAAGTATTTTTTGACGCCATAAAGATACGATTTTTATTCGTTGTTCGGAAGTTATTCCTCAAAATAATATGCGTTGCCTCCATTTCCTAGTGGCTTGCGTTTGATTACCACATCTTCCACAGGAAATACCTTCTGTCCGCTAGCCTCCATCTCCCGCGCCTGCATAAGGACGTCTTTGAGATTGAAGCTGTTGGTAATGAACTTCTTCCTTTGTCCGTTCATTTCAATAAGCACACAGAACCGTTCTTCACCTTGTTTGGTCGTTACTCCCTCTTGGAAGTCGACTACCGTAATAGGGATATTCAATATATCCATTACTCTTACCACCTCTACATCAAAGAACTTCTGACCATCCTTTGTCTGCGGTCGCTGTCTTATACCAAGTTTCAAAAAACTCATATCGTTTTCAGTTAGCGTATTCCATAAATTCCGGCAGTTGGCGTGAATGCACATTCCCCAATAGGAGGCTTTCATCGCCCTTTTCTTTTCGCCATCCTTCATATTCTTGTTTCTTCTCGCAAATCGTTTCTTTGTTGATTTTCTCAGTAGCGTTTTCTCCTTGAAGAACTGATACCCGAGAAAGTCTATTGCGGTGCCGCGCACCACGCTGCCGCTTTCGCTGTTTCTTCTTGCCATACCTCGCAATCTTCGCCACGATGAAGTCGGCTTTCACCGTCAGCCCGAGTGCTTCGGAAGCCTCTATATAGGCTCTCATCTGTCTGTGCGCCTCTGCCTTAGTCCTTGTCAGCACGGTTACATCGTCGCAGTAGCGCACCATGCAATTTCCTCCCATAATATCCTTTATGAGTCTGTCAATAGGGCTTACTACCAAGTTGCCGAGCGGTTGTGAGCTATATGCCCCGATTGGCACGCCTCTTTTCGTTTTCTTCATCAAGCAAATCCTCTACGTCTGATTCGTAAGTCGAAAGGATAAGGCTCATCATTTCAAGAAACCTCTCATCCTTGTACATCTTACGAAGTTCGTTTATCACAAGTTCATGCGGGATAGACTGATAGAACTTCTTATAGTCTGCTTTCCAAACATAGTTCATATCGTATCTTCGCAGGAACATTTTCATTCTCTTGGCACCGAAATGAAGCCCCTTACCCTTAATGCAAGCGCAGGAATCATAGATAAGCCTCTTGTAAAGTTTCTCACCGATTACCTGCATGATTGCGTGTGGAAGTATTCTCCAAGGGAAGTATCTTTGGATTACCAAATCTCTTATCTTGCCAGCGTCGCTTCTGCGCTTGCTGATATGGTAGTCATTCTTTGGAAAGTCGAGCGTCAGTATCATCATCTGCAACTCCCGCAGCTCTGCCTCTTGGTTGGCATTGTGCCTCGTGATGTGCCTGTTGCGCTTCTCCTTACCTCTGCTCTGTGCCTCTGCGTCGGCACTCCAAAGGTTGTTCATTTCAGCAATTCGTTCTATAACGTAACCTTCTCTCTTTGGCGAGGGTCTTGCCTTAAACGCCCTTATCCTTGCCTCGAGGATGGAGTCTATCTCTTCCCTCGTGAGGCTCCGCCAAGGAATGTCGGCTACGTTGAACTTCAAATCATAATATGTCATATCTTCTTTTTTTATAATGTAACACTGCCTCATATAAGGCTTGCAATGTTTACTTGCCCGAAACTTTCAATCCATTTACTCGTATCGCTTGCTCTGTTGCAAGACAGAGCCTTTCCGCTATTCTGTGTTCCGACATCTCTGCGTAGTAATTATAGTCGCAGGGTCGAGGCTCGGAGGTCGAAGATAAATTGTTAGGCGAGAGCCGATGTTAGCATTCGAGTTACCGAAAGCGTTGTTCGAGTTAACGTAGGCGAGACCCGCTTGCGAGCCGTTATTCGCGTTCGCACCCCACAGGCACAGCTCTCAACCTCTTCTGCCTACTTCACGGGTTGTCACCCATCTGTGAAGATTCATTATGTGTTACCTCGGGCGGTATGTCACCGCCCGAGGAGGGTTGATTCTTATGCAATCTGACGACCATCCACAAAGGTCAGCTTGCCCTTGTATGCAAGGCGAGAGCCGACGGTAGCATGCGAGACACCGAAAGCGTTGCCCGAGTCAACGTAGGCGAGACCCGCTTGCGAGCCGCAAGACGCGTACGCACCCCACAGGCACAGCTGACCAGTAGAGTTACCATAGTAATAGTCACACCAATAGGTAGAGCTACTGCCGCTGACCCCTGTAGCAAGAAGGTCAAAGTACTCACCGAGCTTCATTGAGCTTACATAGTTACTTCCTGCCGTGTATCTCGTACTCTGTCTGTACTCGCCACTTGGCTGGGTCGTCAATTCAGTTGACGAAGGTAATCTATTTCCCTGATATATGAAAGCCTCCGTGCCCGATTGTGCGGAATTACTTGAAGAACCGAAGTAAATACCCTGCACCATCTGCCATTCTGCGTTGTATAAGTCCTCAGAGCCATGCAAAGAGGTGTGGTTGCTGTCACCGCTGATAGTCACATATCCGCTCTCATCACCAAGCGACATTGTCTCGCCCGTAGAGAAACCACCATTCCAAAGAGAGTTACCCGCACTTCCTCCGACACCATAGCCGAGATTGGTCTGAATGTTGGGTGAGCCGTAGTCCGACAAACACTCCATCATGTAGTATCTTACGGAATCCCAATCTATCAGACCCCAATCCTTACCGTTTACCTGCGCATAGTTCCAAAACTGCGTGATGGTAAGACTTCGTGTCGGTACCACGCTGGGAATTGATGTCAACGCACCGCTTCTTACGTAAGCCAGGAATGCTCCGTCGCATATCTGCTCAATATAGTGCCCTCCGATTGGAAGTGTTGACATCCACAGCATATTATAGCCTGTATAGCTGTCCTTCTTGAACAAATAATAGAGTCGCGGCTTGACCACCATGATATGACCCTTTGAAACATCGAGCGTCGTTCCGTCGGCATATACGTTTGAGTTGGTTTTTGACAGCTTCGCTGCGAGTCCTGCGTTGGTGACTAAATACCTTCCCTTCATTTCGTTCCACTCGTCACGCAGCGCAGTATTGCCCACTACGCCCCAAGCTGGGTTGCTCGACTTCTCGAGCGGCACGCCCCATGCCACTTGTCTTAATACCTGTTCATCTCCCGAATTAATGGAGCCGATAAGATTGTCAAACGTTATTCGCTTGATGCTTCCTCCCTGCTCCACTAGTACTGTATCGTCTTTGACCAGCGAACTAGTCAAAGATACTTTGCCTAAATCATTATTCATATCTCAAAAATATTTACCATGAAACTTCTGCTACTACCTCTACATCATTCTGAGTACCGTTACGGTCTGTCTCTGTCGTCGTCACCTCGATGGAGTTTGTTGCGGAGGATTTAAGAACGCTCCACGTATCCTTATCCATCACCTGCATCTTCCACGTCGGGTTACTGAGTGTTACTGCCGAGTTACTGCGCGCATTGATTACCGTCGCTCCCACAGTCACCGGATTACCTGTGTCAACCTCCTTGTTACTTGATGTAATGGCAAGATTGATGATGTAATCGTCGAGGGTGTCTATCACGTTGATACCCGCTCTGTAAATCGGAGTGCTGTCATCCGAGTTGGCGAAGAACTCACAGATAAAGAGCTGGGAGCCGTCAACATCATCCCTTGTTACCGTAACGCTCGTTGATGATGTCATACTCTTCCAAAGAGTATCATCCTTATACCACTTGACATAGAAACTCGTTACCTGCTCTCCAGACGACATCAACACTGCCTTGAGCGTTGACGTTGTCGTATCGCTCGATAACTGAGTGGTCGAAGCGGTAATGATACCCATGTAGGATGATGCACCGATTGACTGAATCGTTACGTCAATACTCCTTGACACGTTGTACTCAACTCCCGCCACCGTTGCCACGCAAGAGAACTCAAGCGTGTCATTCGCGACGTTAGTAAGGCTGGCGAGGTTGCTGATAATCCTTAACGCTCCTGTTGAGAGATTCATTTTGAACTTGCCAGTCGAGTCTGTTCTCCAA